GGGGTAAGGGGGGTGGGGGGGCAAGATTCGATTTTCCGTATCTCATGCCCTCTTTCCCCTCCCCCTCTTCACGCAGCAAAAAAAAATATAGCGTGTTGTATTTTTTGCCCCTGCTTGTTGGCGAGGGGGTTGATCTTGTGTTTTTTTGTAGGCGTTAAGCGAGAACCCCGGCAGCGTCTTTCGGAAGGAGGGCCGATGCGCTACCGGGGTTCTGGGGCGGCCAACAACAACCGCCTTGCTTTACTGTAATCGGGGGAAGGGAGTAGTACCCCTGAGTAGAGCTATGTTTAGGTTATCTGTTGTTGCAATGTGTGTCAACAGGTGTTATTGTTTTTTTGACAACGATAGATTGAGGGGTGCTTATTATGTTAGATAGCGGTATTGGTCAGGGTCGTCTTCACAGTTTGCAGGAGACTCTTACGGATGTTTTTATAGGGGGTTTGGTGGCTTGGCCTCTAAGCACTTTATGTTTTTATATTTTCTGGGATTTAAATGCTTTCTTGGCGGGTCTTTACACGACGTTAGTTTTTGCGTGTACGAGTACGCTTAGGAAGTATATTTTGCGGCGATGGTTTAATAGCCTGACGGTATGTTCGGATGTTAGTCGCCCTGACGTTATTACTGTTGAGAGTTCGTTGGGTGGCTTTACTGCGTCGTTTGAAGAGTTTTATCTTGTACGTTCTGAGTTTGAGAGTGTAAGCACTGACAATCTTTTACTTCATTTATCCCATAAGGGGTGTATTAAAATTGATTATGTTAATTCCTTGTGTGTTTCTCGGCTTACCTTTAGGGGCACTACCAAGGTTGTTACTTCTGAGCGTGATAATGTAAGGGATAGTTTATTAGGTTTAGCTTTATTTATTCGTGACGTGCCTTTGGACTCGGAGGGCATTCAATAATGTTCCGGCCTGATTTATTCACGAGTTCTGGCTTTTGTTACTCTACGGTTTTGGCTGATCCTCCGTGGAAGTTTTCTGCGGGGGGTGATCGAGCCGCTTCTATGCACTATGATGTAATGCCTTTGTTGGATATTAAGTCTCTTCCTGTTTCGTCTATTTGTGCGCCTGATGCGGCCTTGTTTCTTTGGGCTACTTCACCTTTGTTGCCTTCTGCTCTTGAGGTTGTTGATGCTTGGGGCTTTACTTACAAGAGTTGTCTTACGTGGGTAAAGTTGTCTAAGACTGGGTCGTATTTACATATGGGCACTGGCTATTGGGTTCGTTCTAGTCATGAGTTTTTAATTTTTGCTACTAGGGGCAGCCCCTCTTGTGTTTTCAAGGGGCAGAGGTCTGTTTTTTCTGCTCCGGTAAGGGGGCATTCGCGGAAGCCTGATTGTGTATATGATGTTGTTGAGGCGATGCGCCCTCAAGGCGGCTATGTTGAGCTTTTTGCTCGGCAGTCTATTCGTCCTGGGTGGGACTCCTGGGGTAATGAGGCACGCAAGTTTGGTTCTGCTCTTCAAGGCGACCATGTATTACGGCCTCTTTCTCGTCTTGTTTGTAAGAGATAGCTGGGGTGTCGTCTTCCTCGAAGTCTGCGTCTATATCTGCTACACCTAGGCGTTTTCTGCTATTGGCCAGTCCTTCCCTTATGACGTGGTCGTGTCTTATATTTATTTCCACGGCTTTAGGCTTATAGGATTTTGATCTGTGTTTGAGCAGCCATGCTATACCTTTTTGTGTTAGTGCCCTATTTTGTGCGGACTCGTTCCCGTATACTTCGTGGAAGGGATCCACTACTGATTCAGCCATGGCGTGGTGTCCTATTTCTTCGGCTTCGTCGCATAGCTTTTTTAGTTCGGTATCTTTTTCGAGGTAGTACATTAGTTGTCGGACGGTCACGCCCACTTTTGAGCAGGCTGCGCTTCGAGTGTACCCCGACTCCATCATTCTAAAAACTTCTAGGAATTTCGGATATGTTTGGTATAATGTTGTTGCGTTTTTATTCATTTAGGGGGCCTCGTTATGAGCGACTTTGATCCGGTGCGGGAGCGCGAGCTTGCCGAGTACTTAGGCCAATTTTACAATAATCCTGTGGATTTTGTCAAGGCAGTGTTCCCTTGGGGCGAGCCTCTTTTGCCTGACGGGACTAAGAACCCTCTTGCTGACAAGAAAGGCCCTGAGCCTTGGCAGGAGACTTTGCTAAACGCTTTAAGCGCGCATATACGTAAGAACGAGGCTATAGGAGGAGACCCAGACGTTTGGTACAGTGCGGTTTCTTCTGGTCATGGGGTAGGCAAGTCTGCGGTTGTTGCTTGGCTTATAATATTTTGTATGACGACCCGGCCTAATACGCGAGGCGTAGTTACGGCTAATACGGAGGGTCAGCTTCGCAATAGGACGTGGCCAGAGCTGGCTAAATGGCATAAACTTATGCTTAACCGACATTGGTTTGGTTGGACTGGGACGCAATTTTATTTTGCGCTGTGCCCCGAAGATGAGCGCAAGAATTATATGATTACGGCTGAAACGGTGTCGGAACAGAATTCTGAGGCGTTTCAGGGGTTACACAACGAGGGAGGTACCGTTCTTGTTATATTCGATGAGGCTAGTGGCATCTTCCCCGCTCTTTGGGATGTTGTTATGGGCGCGTTTACTGATGGGGAGGGTATGTTCTTTGCTTTTGGCAACCCTACTAGGCCGGACGGCCCGTTTTTTGAATGCTTTCAGGAGAAGAGCCGCGATCTTTTTTTCACGATGCAGGTTAGTTCTTTTGACGTTAGCCACACTAACAAGAACTCATTACAGCGTATCATAGACGTGAACGGCCCTGACAGTGATCAGGCCAAGATTCGAGTTTACGGAAGGTTTCCTTCACAAAGTCATGACGGCTTTGTGCCTGCCTATGCGGTTAAAGAGGCGATGGCGCGTGAGCTTCCCGAGGATTCTGGCGCAGGTCTTGTATTGGCGGTGGATGTGGCGAGGTTTGGAAGTGATGATAGTGTTATAGGCTTTAGGCAAGGTAGGGATGCTCGTACCCGCCCCTATCGGGTTTTTAATGGCCTAGATACCGTAAAGTTATCGGTTGAGGTTATGCGGGCTATAGATGAATGCAACCCGGACACTGTGGTTATAGAGAGCACCGGAACTGGTGCTGGGGTGATAGACATACTTAGGCATAAGGGGTATAATATATACGAGGCGCATCCTGGTGCTAAATCCTCGGACGGCTTGCGTTATGCTAATGTTCGGGCTGAGATGTGGGATCGTATGAAGATGTGGATTCTTGGGGAGGGTTGTTTACCTGAGAACGATAGGAGGTTGTATACCGAGCTGACTTCTGTTGGATACCATTTGGCGCAAAACCAGCAGGCGTTACAGATGCAAGCCAAAGACGTTATGCGTAAAAAAGGTTTGCCTTCGCCGGATGTTGCGGATATGCTAGCCTTAACTTTTGCGCCGGAACACATACCTAGGCGTGACATACGGGCAAGGGGTGTTGGCGCAGAAACCTCTTTCGCTCGGTTACCTGAGAATCCTTTTTCGTTTTAGGAGAATAGCCTTATGGGAAGTATCTTCGGCGGGGGCGGGTCGTCTTATGTGGCACCACGGCCGGCACGAGCATCTACGCCAGCACCTACTACGCCCGCGCCTGCACCAACGCCACTGCCTCCCGCTCCTGCGCGGTCAGATTCCGAGATAGCGAGGTTGTCTTCTGAACAGAGGAGGGGGTCTGTTCGTCGAAGCCGGAAGTCCGGGTATTCTGCGGGGAGCTTACTTGGGGGGTTTCCCGAGGAAGATAATAGCTATGCTTCTCGTCTGTTGGGCGGCACAAGAAAGATGGGGCTTTAGGGATGGACGCTAAAGAGTGGGTTAGCAAGTATAATGACGCGAAGATGTTGCGCCAGCCGTTTGAAGCGGCTTGGTCGCAGGTTGCCGCGTATTGTAGCCCTACCCACACTGCCGGTTGGCAGCGCTCGTCGGGGGGCCCTGTGACGTTACGTGACCCTACTGAGGTGCAAAAGCGTTCAGCTTATGACAGTACGGGGATTAGGTCTTTACCTAAGTATGTTTCCGTCCTTTCCCGGATGGCTACGCCTATGTCGCAAACGTGGCACTATTTGACTACGAGCGATCCTTATCTAAGTAGAAGCCATTCGGTGCGCTTGTATTTTGATGATCTCAATAGGCAGTTATTCAAAATGCGCTATGATACTAAGGCGCGTTTCGAGCAAGCGGTAGGTGAGTGCTACGGTTCTTTCGGTTTATACGGGAATGCTACGTTGTATGTAGGCTCTAGGACGAGGAACCCTTTGGACCCAACGGGGGGTTTGTTTTACAAGTCATGTAATAATTGGGATGTTTTTTATCTGGTGGACGATGAGGGCAGAGTTTCCGTAGTTTTCCGCAGAATGTTTTTGAACGCCCGGCAATTTAAAGTCAAGTTTCCGGAACGCGATTTCCCTAAAAATTTAAGTGAATCTGGGAAAGAGCTGACTAACACGGAGGTGGTGCATGTCGCTTATGTGCGAAGTAATCAAGGATACCGCGAAGGTTCTTTAGGTCCTGAAAGGTTTCCCGTTGGCAGCTTTTACATATCTATAGAAGATAATAGTTTTATAGGCGAAGAAGCGGGGTATAGGTCCCTGCCTTATTTGATCCCGCGTATCGCCTCGCACACGGATAATTTGTATGGGTTCAGCCCCGGCATGCAAGCCCTCCCTGCTTTGGCTACTGCGAGCCAAGTTAAGAAGTCCTATATTATCCAAGGCCAGAGGGCTACATCGCAAGTGCTCCTTGCCGCCGATAAGATGAAGCTCAATAGCCGCATTGATTTGAGGCCGGGGTCGGTGAATTATGGGGGGGTTGATTCCCAAGGGCGCATGCTTTTACAGGCTTTACCTTCTGGGGATTTTAGAGTTGCGGAGAGTCTTCTTGCTGATGAGCGAAACGACATTGAGGATAGCTTTTTTGTTAATTTATTCCAAATTCTTACAGAAAATCCTCAGATGACTGCAACGGAGGTTGTGGAGCGGATGTCGGAGAAAGCCTCGTTGTTAGCTCCCGTCATGGGTCGGCTGCAATCGGAGTTTCTGGGGCCGCTTATTGAGCGGGAGTTAGACGTTCTTGCCGACTCTAACATGTTGCCTGAACCGCCTCCTGAATTTATAGAGGCTGGGGCGGATTATGAAATTGTGTATTCTTCCCCCTTGGCCAAGTCGCAACAGACCGAGTCGGTCTCGGGGTATATGCGGGTATTCGAGCTTGCCATGCAGTCTGCTCAGGCTACAGGGGATGCGTCGCCTTTGGATCATTTTGATTTTGATAAAGCCATACCCGCTATAGCGGATGTTATGGGGGCGGATAGCGCGTGGTTTAGAAACCCAGAGGCCATTGAGCAAATACGGCAGGGTAGGGCTAAGCAGCAAAGTGACCAAAAGCTATTAGAGGCCGCGCCTAGTCTTGCTAGTGTCGCGAAAACTGTAGAAGGAGCCGGTAATGTTAGAGGATGAATTAGAGGCGGAATTTGGGTCAAGCGAGGCGGTTTTGCAGCAAAGTAAAGGGCGGGTGCGGTTGCTACAAGGTGCGTATTCTCGACTTTTTTCGGGCGTTGCTACTGTTGAGGATGTAGACGCGGTTAAAAAAGATTTAGCGTTTTTTTGCTTTATGGATAGAAGCGCGTTCGGGAGTAACTCAAGAGAACATGCTCGTAACGAAGGGAGGAGGGAGGTGCTTCAAAGGGTGCTTGACTTTTCTAAGAAAGATATGTTAGAGTTAGAGTCACTTTATCTTATACAGGAGTAGCTATTATGTCTGAATCCGAAGCACCAGCTCTCGATGAGGGGGGCCCCTCCGAAGCGGGGGGCACTTCCGAAACCCCCGCCGACATTGATCAGGAACCCGTTACCGAAGCCAGCGCATCTACCTTGTTGGCTTTAGATAAGGATAAGGGGGCTTCCGTTCCGGGCAAGGACGCTACTGTTGAAGCGTGGGAGTCCCATTATGGCGGCATTCGCCCGGCCGAGCCTTCCGGTTACGAGTTTTCTTTTGGAGAGGGTGTTAATGCGGACCCCGCTTTTGTGGAATTTGGGCAGAAGGCTTTTTATGAGGCAGGGTTAAGCCAAGCCCAAGCCCAAAAAGTCGTTGGTAGTTGGCAAGAATTTGTAGGCAAGCAGCATGAAGCGCAAGCCGCTGCGGCGGTGGAACGCAATGATGCCGCAGTGGAAGTTTTAAAGCAAGAGGCGGGTCCTAATTGGGATAGCTATTTATCCGCAGGGGATAAAGCGGTTTCAGCTTTAGGTCTCAGCAGGAAGACGGTTGATGCTTTAGATGCTTCGGCGGGTACCGCTCCCGTTTTGGAGTTGTTGACTAAGATCGGTAGGAAGATGACCGAGCCTTCGGGGCTTACGAGCGCGTCTTCTGGGGGCGAGCAGGTTTTTACCCCTGACCAAGCTCAGGCTGAGATAGAAAGGCTTTTAAAAGACCCTGATTTCAGTAAAAGCTATTATACTAAGGGCAGCTCTCCTGAAAAACAAGCGGCGTTTGAGCGGATAATGAAGTTGACTAATACCGCAGCAAGTGGGGGGGGTTGACAGTTATTTTTTTTGGGGGTATAACCTCAAGGGAATACTGCCGCCACAAACTTACGGGGACGCATGATGCCGGAAACACAATTAAATTCAGGGATTGAACAATCTCACATACTCGCTTTTTCAAATAATATCAGGGCGAAGATCGATAAAATGGGGAGCAAGCTGACCCCCTATGTTGATCAAGGGTCTTATACGGGTGAGCGCGTTCAATTGGTGACGTATGTAGGCCCCGTTGAGTTTACAGAGCGTAAGACTAAGTTTTCGGACACGCCTAATACCGAACTTGAGCATACCCAACGATGGGTGAGTGGGGTGGATTACGATCTGGGTGTTATGATCGATAGGCAAGATACGACTAAGATGTTAATCGACCCTATGAGTCCTTATGTAGATCGGATTTTAGAGGCCGCGGGGCGGGCTAAAGATAGCGTTATTATGAATGCTTTCTTTGCTCAAGCCAAGACCGGAAAGCATGGCAACTCTACTACCAACTTTCCTACAGCTAACGTCGTCCCGCATGGAGGTACAAGTCTTACGGTTGATAAGTTAAAAGCCCTAAGGGAGTTGATGGCAAGTAAGCACGTTGATTTTAAAACTTACATGCCTTGTATCGCTGTGACCTCTCATGAAAAAATGCAACTTATGAACTCGGTTGAAGTGACTAGTAAGGACTATAATCAAGTGCAACCTTTGGTGCGAGGAGATGTGGATAGCTTTATGGGATTCAAATTTATAGACTATGAGGACCGGAGTGAGCCTTTGGTGAATAACGGGGACTCTATTCCTACAACGGAGGTTTCGGGGACGACTTATAGGTCCTGCCCTGTTTGGGTTCCTCCGGGGATGCATCAAGCCAGTTGGCAAGAATTGAGGGTGCGTATCGAGGAACGTGTTGATAAGTCTTATACCCCGCAGATTTATGCGAATTTCATCCAAGGGGCTGCTCGCCTTGAAGAAGACTTTGTGTATAGCCTCGAAACGGTAATTTAAAGGATATAATCATGCCTGTAGTTAATGTTCAAAGCTCTCAAATTAGTGCAGATGTCGTTGATATTAGAGATAATGGCGCGAAAATTCGGCTTAAATACTTCGACATCCCTGCTAATGCAGAAGAGGTAAGTGCCGGTTCTTTGTTTTCCCTTGTGGCGTTTGGCCCCGGAGATGTTCGGGTCGTGCCGGCACTATCGAGGATTAATATTAGCGCAGTAGGTTCAGGGAGGAGTGCTCGCGTAGGGCTAAGTGCCTACAAAAAAGGCGATGGCTCCGAGGAAGTCGCGGATTATGACATCCTCTCTTCGGGCTTTTCTATTGCCACTGCTAGCGCTGCGAGAACATTAGGCACTTCTCATAAGTTTGATGTTCATAGCCGGTCGGGGTTTCATGTCGTTTTACAAACGTATGGTACTGCGATTAGCGTAAGCGCGCCGTTGGTATTAAGTGGGTTTATAGCATATTCGTTGACGTAACGTGGTATGTCTTCCCCACTATTTATAGTAAATCTAGCTCTGGGTAAGCTAGGCGGGGCGCGGATTCCCAGCTTAGCCCCGCCTACAAATGAGATAGCTTCTTTCTTTAATTACAGCTATAAGCATTGGAAGCGATTGGAGCTGGAGAAGAACACTTGGCAGTTTTCCTTAGAACGTATTACCTTAGTTAGAACGGCGGAGGCTATACCGGATGTAGAAAAGCCGTATCAGTATCAAAAGCCTAATGATTCGATCCGGCCTGTAAGGGAAGCCGATTCGGAATGGGAGTCTAGGGGCGATTATATATATTCCGCTAAAGATTCTTTAAAGGTGCTTTTTGTTACAGAGGCACCTGAGAATGACTACCCTCCTTGTTTCGTTGAGGTTCTTGCGTGTAAGATAGCCTTCGAGAGTTGCGAAACGATCAACCAAAGTAATAAGAAAAAAGAGCTTTTCTACGGAGAGTACGAGAACGCTCTAATGTCTGCTTTGTCTTTAGATGCGTACTTGGTAGGCTCCCAGCCCTTCGCCGATGATAGCGCGGGGTCTCGCGGCTCTTGGTTATCGAGCCGACAGGGCTGGTACAGTGCCTAAGGTATCGCCCCTTAGAAGTAACGCCAGTGGGGGCGAAGTATCGCCGCTTATGGTGGGGCGGGTGGATTGGGAGAGGCACCCTTCCTCGTTCAAGAGGCTTTCTAATTTTATCGTAACGCAACAAGGGCCTGCTCTTAGGCGAAGCGGTACGGTTTTTGTTGCATCGGCTTATTCGTCTTCGGGCTCTTCTAACCCTAGTCGTCTAGTACCCTTTGTGTTCAATAACTCTCAAGCGTCTAATCTGGAATTCAGTAGCGGCCGAATTCGGTTTATTGACGATAGGGGGTTGCTTACGTACCCCGCCGCCTCCGTAAGTAACGTATCGGGTACTTCCGGCGCGCTTTCGGTGTCGCTCGAAAACTTGGGGGCGCAAGGGGCGGCGCGAGTAGGGGACCAGGTCGTGTTGGCGGGAATGCCGCTTGCGTCAAACGCTAACGGGGTGGCCGCCGAAGTTACGTCAGTTTCGGGGGTTACCTACATTATAAGATTACCTTTCCTGGGTGCTTTACCTACAGATATATCGGGAATTACAGTATCCCGGGTTTACCACGTGGGATCCCCGTATCAAGGTGATTCGGTTTTGAATATACAATATGTTCAGTCTACTAACATATTGTATCTTTTTTGCCCCGGCCATAGGCCCCGGAAACTTATCCGAAAAGGGGCGACTGATTGGGTTCTTGAGTTACTAGATTTTCAGGACGGCCCTTTTGACGAATTGAATGATGAGGGGGTTCGGCTTACGCCGTCGGGGACAGGTAATGCTGCGCTTCTATCTAGAGGTTCGGCCTCTTCACCGTCAATTAAAAACTCAAATTCAGCCAATAATGCTTTTGATACCAACCCTGCGAGCTTTTGGGAAAGTGGAGCTGATCAAACTGGCTCCTTACGTTTTAATCCAACGACCCCGTTTGTGTGTAGGGGGTACGCCATATACATACCTACTGAAAACAGGGATGCGAATTTTACTTCTAAAGATTACGCCCCTTCGGATTTTGAGCTTCATGGGTACAAGGATTCCTCTTGGGTGTTGTTGGATTCCAAGGCCGATTACGTTCTATATGACGGAAATAGGTCTTTGTTTTTCGAGATAAACAATGCCGAATCTTTTGAAAGGTACGAGCTGCGTGTTAAAAAAGTCCGAAGAAACGGGAGCCTCAGCCCTCGTGTATCCGCTTTGGTTCTAGCGGAGGAAACCGATTCGTCTTTTAACCTTACGGTCAATAATACCAAAGGTATAAATTCCGATAAGGGCTTTCTTTCAACGGATGTGGGCCGGCAGATTCGGCTTCGTGGAGCCGATTCCGTATGGAGGGCGGTCAATATAACTTCGGTATTAAGTAGACTTATCGTTTCGGTAAAACTTCAAGGCGCGCCTTTGCTTAACACCGAAGCTATATCCGACTGGAGGCTTGGCCTTTGGTCGGATACTACAGGTTGGCCCACTACGGGGCTTTTTGAGCAGGACAGGCTTCTTCTAGCAGGGGCTTCCGGGTCGCCAAATAGCATAGTGAGTAGCGTACAGGGTTCTTATGAAGATATGTCACCTACGGACGAGTTCGGCGTTGTCTTAGATGATCATGGGTTTTCTATAAACCTCTTAGCCCGTAAGCTCGCGGCGGTTCGGTGGTTATCGAGCGATTCGCGAGGCGTAGTGGTAGGTACGGGTAGCGGGATGTGGGTGTTGTCAAGACCTGATAAAAATAAAAGCCTAGGCCCCTTAAATATAGAGGCATCTATTGGGGCGCAACGAGACGCCTCCCCTGCTGTTGGTATTTCTATAGATAAGCAGGTTCTTTTTTCAACTGATAACGGCAGGGACATTAGAGAATTCGCATATAATTTCGATTCTGATGGATACAGGGCACCTTCCTTATCCTTATTTTCCTCCCACCTTGGGGCCGATCCGTTTTTACAGTTGGAGTACGCCCCCGAGCCCTATACTATCGTTTGGGTTTTGCACCATAGCGGGAAGTTATCGGGCCTAACTTACAACCGCGAGCAGAATGTAGTAGGGTGGCACACCCACGATTTCGGGGGGGTTATAGAAAGCATAACCGTGATACCCGATGATGCGAATAGTGTAAGCACTTTATGGATGTCTATAAAACGACAGGTAGGGGGGGCTTCGTTGCGGTACATCGAGAGGCTTTCGCCTCTTTGGGATACGGGCATGTCATTAAAAGATACATCGTTTTGCGATAGCAGCTTGAGCCAAGAGTTTGTTGCCGCCGTAACTAAGGTTTATGGCCTAAGTCATTTAGAAGGAAAGTCTCTATCTGCCGTATTAGACGATAGGGCGGTTAGCGGTCTAGTTGTTAGTAATGGCAGTGTAGACCTGCCTCACGAGGCTCGTGTAGTTACCTTGGGGCTGCCTTATACTTCTGAGGGCGAGACTACTAGATTTGAGGCAGGGGCGGCTGACGGCACTTCCGTAGGTAAAACGCAACGTATAAATAGGGTTAGCTTCTCGTTATGGGATACTTCGCGCGGCGAGGTTGGAGTTAGACCAAGTGTGGGGGAGGCTGTAGTATGGCAGACTTTACCTGAAAATTCCGATGTAGGTACGACAGGGCCGCCCCCCCTATTCACAGGGGATACTGAATCCCAAGCGACAGTAGCGGGGTATGGTGTTGGTAGCACTGCATTATTTAGGCAGGTAGCCCCCCTGCCTTTTAATCTCGTATCTATTGCTCTACAACTAAAAACGGAGGACAGAGGATGATGCGTATTATTAACTTCCACCCTGAGCATTTAATCTTGCTAAAGCCTCAACCGTCGCAGAAAGAGGCGCATGCGATTATGTTACAGTGCGATCTTACGACTTTCCTCAATAATGGCTTTAGCCGCTCAGCTTTCTTGCGTGGTGAGTGTATAGCTTGTGTAGGTATACAGGATTTATCGGGGTTAGGGCCTATGGTGTGGGCGGTCTTGTCAAAATACGCTAGAAAGTATATGCTGGGAATTACCCGAAGGCTGGTACGCTTTCTGGACGTTTATCCTTCGGGCGAGATATATGCTACTTGTAACCCTTTAGACAAAACACAAGTTCGGTGGCTAAACATGTTAGGCTTTAAGGATCCCGTGGCGGGCAGGCCGGGCTTTTTTGTGCGGGGAAAATGACCAATGTCGGATCCAGTAACTCTAGGGCTTTTGGCTTTATCTACGGTCACGGGCGTTATTGGTGCGGTCGAGGAGGCCGACGCTAGGGCTTCGCAGGCGCGAGCGAGTGCTGAGGCCGCAGAGTTCAATCGAAAAGCGGCAGAGCGCAACCAGATAATAGCGGATCAGCATCGTATACTAGAGGTTCGCGCTGCGCAGAATGATGCCGAGGATAAGCGCAGGGAGTCCCGGAGAAAAACAAGTGAGCTTAGGAGTGTTTTCGGGGCGCGCGGTATAGCTCTAGAAGGCTCCCCTCTAGACGTTCTTGCTGATGCGGGGGAGGAGCTCGAGCTAGGCGTGGCGCGTACTGAATATAAAGGTATCATTTCTGGGTATAGTAGGGCTTCACAAATACTAGGTTTAAAAGATGAAGCTACGCTATCTGGTTTAAAGAGAGATGCGTCCCTATCTGCTGCTTCCAACGCAAGCGGCTCTTGGGATGCCCTTAGTGCTATTGCTAAAGGGGGGCTTGGTTTTTCGAAAACGTCCTTTGGTAAAAGCCTTGGCGAAAACCTATCAACTTCAAAGACGTAGGGAGTGTATTGGATGCCTAGGCTACCTATTAACGGCGTTACCGCAGCTAGTTCTTTAGCCCCTAGCCGCCTCTCGGCGGGTCGTGCTGATGCGGGTGACTTTTACGCCGGAGGTTCTGGTGGTCAAGATTGGAAGGCCATCAGTTCCGCCGCCTCGGCAGGGGCTGAATATTCAATAAGGCGTACCCAAGAGGAGCAGGATAAGGCAAATAAGTTAGAGCTTGCTTCCTTAAACGCCAACTTTAATCCTACAAAGGATGTATTTGAAGCCCAAGACTCGTCTAGTATAGACGGATCGGAATACTTGTCGGCTTCTATAGAGGCTTGGGACGCGAGCGTGCAACGAGCCGCCAGTGGAATTACCAATACGGCAGTTAGAGATGCCTTTATTCGTGGTCAAGTTCAAACGAAGGCTTCTCTGCTACCAAACTGGGCTAGAGAACAACGGCGAAGGGAGGTTAAGTATAAAACAGGGCTGGTAACGCAAGGGATGAATTCCCTAGTAAACCAAGCCGCCGTAGGCGAGGACTTGCAGCGTTTAAAATCGGCAGGGGAGGAACTCATCTTATCCTCTGATCTTCCTTCTCAAGAAGCCGATAAGATGAAATCCGTTTTAGCGGATGCTTTGCATTTTCAGCATTTTAGCGGAAGGATTTCAAGGATTAAAACCCCCGAAGATGCAGACTTGATTATCGCGGAATTGAACTCCCCTCAGTGGCAAAGTAGTCTCGCGCCTCCTGATCATACTGCCCTGAGAGGGGAAGCGGGTTCTATTAAAAGCTCTTTACTCAAGCAAGCTGAGAGCGCTCGGAGAGCCACTACGCAGAAGATTGCTTCTGATGTAAGTGCTCTTATAACTAGAGCTGATGCTGAGACGAGTCTCTATAACCTTTTGGATAGTGAGGAGGTGGCGTCCCTAAAAAAGTTATCTAGTGAGGGCAGCCCCGCTCAATCTCTAAGAGCTTCTATAATGATGGCTAAGCAGCAGGCATTGCTAGAGGTGCAGGGCTTGACGGTATCAGAAGCACAGGATAGCATTTTAAGAACAACGCCATCCCCTGAGGGGAGTGTAGGCGAACATGTTGACTCCTTACACGGGGAGGGGGCGTATCAGCGACTGCAGGCCGCCGCTAATGCCGATGATAGGGTTTTGGCTTCCGACGTTATACAGGGCTATAAAGGCGGGCTAACGGCTGCGGGTTTACTAGATGATCTTATTTTAGATTATACAAAACGCCCCGGTATAGTAGAGTCGACGATTATGAGTTATCAGCGCGGTGCGTTAAAGCATCACATTGATAACCTAAAAAGTAGCCCCCTTGAGTACTTAGCGAAAAGGGGGCGTATCAACTTGAGCGATGTGTTCGCCGAGGGGGGGCTAAAATCTAGGGCTGAGGCAATAGGGAGGGCAGCTACCTTGGCGGGTCTTCCTGAGAGCGACATACCGCCCTTAACTCCGGGCGAGGTCTCTAGGGTTACGGAGGTATTTTCGGGCGATGACCCTGACTCCAAGTGGGAGGTTCTTAATCTTTTCGCTGGGATGCCGCTCGATTACCGAGGCGGTGCTTTTGAACAACTGGACTTAGGGAGCAGTGTGTACGAACACGCTTTAGGCGTAGCCATAGATAGTGGCGATTCGTCTATTGGTCTGTCTATAGTTCGAGGAAAGACGGCTATAGACAACAACCCCGATTTCTTTAAGGCAGATAGCACTTTACTAACTTATACCCTCCAACCTATAATAACGGAGGCATTATCGGGATTATCTGATGGGGCTGATTCGGGGGCAATGCAGACGGTACTCGACGCCACTTTGGCGTACTACGCGGATAACTTTGGAAAGGAGTCCCTGGATAGCTCTGATGAGGAAGAAAGGCTAATAGCGTCACTTAACGCGGTCATGGGTTCCAAACAGGGTAAAGCTATACAGGAGTTCCGGGGGGTTCAAACATGGATACCCAAGGACTGGACTTCCGATAAGTTAGAGACGCGGTTCGAAGATTCTACTGTCGAGGACTGGGAAGCGGCTAGTTTAAACGGGGGCTACCCAGTGTACGGAAACGGGCAGCCTGTTAGCTTGGACGAGTTAAGGGAGAACGTCACTTTAAGAGCGGTAGGCCCCGGTGAGTATCAAGTACTATTAGATGGTGGCCATCTAATAGGGCCTGATCTCAAGGCGTTCCGAATATCTGTTGATGGATTAACCAAGGGTGCGGTCAAGTGAGTATCTTTGAGCGAAAGAACCCAAGGGCAGAAGAAATAGACTATACGAAAGTTCCGTATAGTGAAACCGCAGACTTCATAACGGGCTATCAAAGGGCCTACGAAGCTCAAGTACGGGGTTCTTCAATAGAAGGCATAGACTATCAGCTTATGAAAGCCTATGGGGAAAATAGTTCTATAATTGCTAAAGGCTTGGAAGGGGGGGCGGCCAATAGGGCTATGTTTAGTGGGCAGGGGTTTGAACTTAGCGATGTTCCGTATCACCTAGCTGGCGAGAAGCCTTTTACGGGTGAGTCTTTAAAGAGTTATAACGCTTACAACCAGCGCATACTGGAGTTGCAGAGCTTCGGTGTTGAAGGATTAAGGACGTTAGATGCTGTATGGAGCGATATAAAGTCACAAGCGCAGATTGCGGAATCCGCTTACAGCCAAGGGCCTTCTTCCTTTACCGGCTCGGTAGGGGGGTTCATCGGAGGGATGTTAGGTTCTTTAGACCCTAGGACTGACCCGTTAAACTTCTTGACTTTGCCCGTTGGGGGGATAGGTAAGACTATAGCCGGCCGCATAGGTACTCAGATGGGTGCTCAGGGCGCGGTGGAGACGGTTAATCAGTTCACTGGTGTACAAGAGAACAGAAGGCTGCTGGGGCTTGATTACGGCCTCAAGCAGGCGTTTACTACAATAGCCGGTACCGCGATAGGCGCGGGCGTACTCCAAGGGGCAGGGGAGGGCCTGGCGGTCGGGGTGAGGCGGTGGTTTAATCGGTCTTCTGCTGAGGAGACAATACCGCCCCCGCCTCCTAAGCGGAAGATGACGATGCGTGAGAAGTACGAGATAGAGGAGGAATATAGGCTTGAAACGCTAAAATCCTCCCCTTTTTACAGAGCATCCCCGGAAGCTAATGTACTATTCCAAGAGGATGTTCGCGCAGCTGCTTCTCTTTTAGACGATTGGGGCCGCCTAGCTCCTACAAAAGTTACATTTGACTCCCCGCCTACTTCGAGTTACGCCCGGCCTTCTAGCATAGCTCCCGCTATCGTTGATGCGGAGGGGGTCGGCCCCGATAACTTAACTAGTCTAGCTCGTTTCTTTGACCCCGTAGCACTAAGTAAGCAGGAGGAGCTTACCTCCCGAAAGGTTGATCTTGAGTCTTATCTATCGGAAGTTCAAAGCCCTGAGGCTAAGGGGCTACTAAACACAATAGAAAGAACCAAAGATGATATTAGTATACTAGAGTCGGCGCAAGCCCGCGCTTCGAAAGAAGATGTCAAAAAACTAAAAAAGCGTAAGCGAGTTTTGAATAAGAAGTTAGAGGAAGATGAGGCTAATCTTTCTAAGATTCAAGAGGGGGATGATACGCGCACAAAGACAGCTTATAAAGACTTGGTGAGACTTAATCGCCGGATACGGAAAAATAGCGTTATGGTTGCGAGGGCTTATTCTCGTGCTACAGGCTCTTGGTCTATTAGGGATGATGCGCTTGACGCTATGCTAAGTTCTGTAAGAAAGAGCCAACCTTTTATACCAGAAGGGGCTTTAACGAAAGCGCCCTCTGTAGGAAGCGTAAAGCCTTCTTTCGTGGCTAAAGCGGTAGCGGGCTACCCCGAGATTAAAGACCAGCTACCTTCCGATAGTACAGCCGGCGATACTATGAGAAAAGTTGTTGAGGCGGAGGAAGGCGCGCGCTCTATCGAGGAGGAGGGGCTAATATCTACGGCTCTTAATCTTAGAAATAGTCCTGATACTAAAACGGTGCGGGTTGGGGGGCTAGACCTAGACTTGGATGGCATTAAGATGGTAGTCGAATCTGAAAAAGGCCCTATTACGGTAACACCCCGCGAAGTTTTAGAGGATTTAGCCGAAACAATGGATGAGCTAGAGGCGTTTAGAATATGTCAAGTGTGATAAATTGCTTACGATCTAATTTGAAAAACAAGGGCTATGGTAAAAAGCGTATCGGGAATGTAGTCGGGCGTTATGAGGGGCTTATCGAGCATTACCAAGCGGAGGGGCACCCGAACCCCGAAGCTGCGGCGTACAGCCGCGCTATAAGCGAGCTTGATTTTCGTGCATCAGAGAAAGTTAAACGGGCGCATAAGTCGTTCTTGGTTCATGCTAGCGTACTTAACGGGGCGGCCAGAGCCGCTTCTAACAAGGGGATAGCTAATAGCAAGCTGGCGTGGGATACGTCTAGCGGGCCGGGAGCCAAGATACTAACTTATATGCAGTCTTTGATTGAGAATGACCCACGGGTAAACAACATATCCTATATGTCTAGGCGGGATACGATTAAAGGCCAACTGTACTCGGTATTTGACGACACGCTGACTAAAATAGGCAAGGGTGCTTTTGGTAGGCAAGTAGGCAAGGCGCACTTAGATAACATTGTTAGGGAGCTTTTCGGCGTTAAGACAGGGGATAAGTCGGCCAGCGACTTTGCTAGAGCTTTTACTGAGTCTTCCGATTTATCCGTGGATATGTTTAACGCGGCGGGGGGTTCTATGGTTAAGTCCAAAAGCTATAGGCTCCCACAGGGGCAGTCTTCGGCTAAAGTTCTTAACCGTTGGGAGTTTTGGCGAGACACCCATGCCGAGGCACTAGACTGGGACGCTATGCGTTGGCCTGATGGCTCTCTTATAAATGAAGGGGATAGGTCCCGTATACTTAAACACGTGTTTCAAACCATAGCCACTGGTGGGGCTTCTAACATAGACCCTTCGTCCTTACGTCCTGCGTTGAGAAGCATGGGTAACCGAATAGATGCACATAGGTTTCTAATTTACAAGGATGCCGAAAGCTGGCTTAAAGTACACCAAGAGTTTGGGGAGGGTAATGTCTTTGATACTCTCACGCATCACCTAGACGATATGGCGCATAAGATTGCGGCGGTTAAGACTTTTGGTCCTAGCCCCAGTTCGGCTAAAGTTAATTTTCGGGAAATAGCAAAGAAAGTAGCTTCCGACTATGGAGGAAAGGAAGTGGCGATCGTAGAGGAGGGGATGAAAAACACCGTTGAGCCGATGCTAGAGGTAGTGCTCAGAGAGAACCCTCTCGCGCCTCACAGCACCACGGGGGCTATAGTTACTGGGGCGGGCAATATTATCACTTCTGCGGTACTGGGTTCGGCTACCCTGCTAGCGGTTCCCGGCGACTTGTTTAACTCGGCAGCTGTCCGAAAGCTAAACGGCATGAACCCTTTCGGGGGGGTGGGCTACTACCTTAAAGCCATAGCTACGGATACCAAATTCCAGCAGGAAATAGCGGCTCAATCTGGGTTTGTTTGGGATGAGACGGTAAAAGCTATCTACGGCGCACAGAGGTTCACGGCTTTAGCGACTATAGGCCCCGCAGTTACCCGGCGGCTGAGTGACGTGGCGATACGGGCCTCCCTCCTTAGCGCGCATACACGTGCGGCACAATGGGCTACCAAGGCAGAGTTCATGGGCTTATTGTCTCGATCCGCGGGTCAAAGCTATGGCGACTTACCGTTTCAAGGGGTGATGAAGCGTTACGGTATCACCTCCGCAGAGTGGGACGCTTTCAGAACGTCTGTATCCCCTTGGAAGCCTAAAGCTGGTGTTAATTTCCTACGCCCTATAGACGTACTCGACACGGAGTTGACTAACAGACAACTCATATTCGAGAAATTCCAAGCAATGATATTGCAAGAAAGCAAGCACATGATCATTGAGGCATCGACCCGTGGGTCGGTAGCGTTACGCGGCTCTACAAAGCCGGATACGATAGCGGGCGCTATTCTTTATAGCTTCGCGATGTTTAAAAGTTTCCCTATGTCGTTTCAAATTCAAAACGGTAGGTTGGCTTTATCCCAAACGGATACCAAAAAGCGTCTAATGTTCTTGGCTAGTTTAGCAGCTAGCACTATGACCGCAGGGGCTTTAGGGGTTCAAATGCGGGAAGTTGCTAAAGGGCGTGACCCTTTACCTATGGATGACGCGGCTTTTTACACTAGAGCCATGCTCGCTGGGGGAGGGCTTACCCTATTAGGGGATTTAGTATCGGCCTCTGTTGAACGCCCCTATGGGCAGGGGGCCTCCGATGTAGTAGGGGGGCCTTTGACTGGTATGATACAGCAGCTTGGCTCTTTGAGCAAAAACCTATATAGGGGCGCGACTGAGGTCGATTCCCTGTCTAGCAAGGAGGCACTTTCTTCTTCTTTGGATATAGCCAACCGACTAACGCCGGGTGCTAATGTTTGGTGGGCTAGACTCCCTTGGCAAAGATATGTTATAGATAATTTGCAAGATATGTTAGACCCTACCGCGCAAAGACAATACGACACTTATTTGAGGTCTTTACAGCGGGAAACGGGGCAAGGATCTTGGTGGGCTAGGGGTGACGTAAAGCCGACAAGGTTGCCTGAATTTAAAGGTTAGGTGTATGATTACTGAGGAAAGAACGGCGCGGGAGTTCTTCAATATAACGGCAGGTGTCGATATAGACGTTGACATTGCGGTTTACGCAGCCAGTTATGTCAAAGTATACTACGGCAAATCCTCCAACTTAGCGGTTCTGAATGAAGACTATTCCGTTACTTTAAACGAGGATAGCTACCAAAACTATACGATAAGACCTACTAGCTCTTTAGTTCAAAAAATAACTGATCTAATAGCGGCAGATTCTACCGAATTGAACAAGATAGTGGTTCGGAGGGAATCGCCACTAGTCACAAGCATAACTTCTGAGCTTGCCCAGTGGCCTAGAACCCTTAGCCTAGAGATAGACAAGGCTGTTCTTTTGATACAGCAAGTAGCAGATGTTACAGACAGGTCGGTGAAATACCCATTATCCGAGATAGCTTCCGGGGGGCTAGTCATACCCGCAAAACAAGAACGCGCGGGTAAGCTCTTTGGGTTTGATGTAAACGGGTCGCCGATTGTAACGGAGCAAAACGCTGCGGATTTAGACTCTTCCATAGCTGGCGCTTTATCGGCGCGAGATCAAGCGCAGGCTTCCCAATCCGCTGCTGCCGCTAGTGCTACACAAGCGCAGGCTT